GTCTACAGGTAATTTAGTTCCTGGTCCATCAGGTGAATCAAAACTTGCAGCAACTTGGGATCCATCAATGGACCCTGGAGCAATAACAAATGATAGACAAAAAGCTTTAGGTTGGAATGGATTTAATACAGCTACGCAAGATCCTTGGGTTGGCTAAATTGTGGATCCTACAGTTAAGAAAGTACTTACAGGAGCTGGATTAATAGGAACAAGTCTTGCAGGTGCAACACAATTACATGATTATCATTTTTTAAAAGGAACAGTTAAGAAAACAGGTAAAGCTAAAGATGATAAAGAAACAAGAGACAAGATATTAACAGCACATCAAAAATTTACTCCAGGTGATAAACCAAAAATAACTTTTGGTGGGTATGAAGGACATCCT